ACTACTCACTCGTTGAGCTGTCAAGCAAGGTCAACGGCAACACCTCCGGCAAGCCCCAGGCCTTCAAGCTCATCAAACTGGTTGAAGAGCCCACGACTCTCTAAACTCTCTCAATGCTCTCAACTTCTGGGAATAGTTCCTGCCGTGGGCGGCTCCGATGCAACAGCAACAGGTTGACCGCCCACGGTTCCCCAGAGGGAGAGGAATCTGAAATCAAAGTATTAACAAACATCACACGAACAGATGAGCCTCGCAACAGATAGCATCTTCATTGCAGCCATTCAGAGCAACCACGCGCTGGTGGAGCGGATTGGTGGCCGACTCTACGGCACCGCCATCCCGCTGCCCGACGAGGATGCCGACAACGTGCCAGTGCCTTACGTTATCCTGACTTTTGACGGACTGAACAACGATGACAGCACGAAAGACCAACCCTATGAGGGCGACTATGACAAGGTGAATATCGGTGTGGAGGTGACAGCAGAATCACTCGATGCCTTGCATGAACTGACACAAATCATCAGGCAGACCATCCTCGACTACATCCGTGGTCAGAAAGAAGCCAACGGCGACGAGTTTCCCATTGATGACTATCAGTTCTCTGCACAGGCCATACAGTTTGATTCGCTGAAACCCTGCTACTGGCAGGTGCTCTCTTATCAGTGCGATGTGCGTAATCTCTTAAACGAAGACAACGATGAGCAAGACTAAGGATGAGGTCATTGACCAGCAGAATGCAATTCCGCAGCCGATTCATTTAGAAGCGGCTACACGAGAGGAACTTGATGAGCAAATCGCCAAAGCCGTGATGTCAGCCCCAAGAGGTTGCACGGTGACGGCACAGCCGCTCTACGATCCGTGGAAGCCTTGCTTCTATTGTGATATAACTTTCGTAAACTCATAACTATCGACAGTATGGGACAGATCAAAGGACAAAATCTTCGCATCTTTGTGGCAGGTACTTGCGTGGCAGAGGCGACATCATGTCAAATCTCCATCAGTAACTCCGCTTCGGATTCGTCAACAAAAGACACTACTGGCGCATGGGCTGATAACGAAATAACGGAACAGTCCTGGCAAGTCAGTGTGGATTCGATTGACGCAAGCACGGCCAATATCAAAGCCTGCATCAACATGATCAAGGCAATGACGGCTGTTACTCTCAAATGGGAGCAGACAAACGGCGCACAGAACCGCGTACCCGTTACGACAGCCACCTTTGGCCGTCAGGGGAGTGCGTTCTTGACTGACCTCAGTCTCTCCACTAACAACAGACAAGCATCGCAGTTGACACTTCAGTTTACTGGAACTGGTGCCATCTCAGGAATAAGAAGATAAACAGGAATCAATATGATTAAAGGTCAATATATTCGTATTTTCTCCAATATGAATGAAACCGCTGGGAGGGTTGTAGCAGCTTCCACCAATATGGTACTGCACATCAGCGCGACCGTTGAAAATTCGTCAACGAAGGACACAACCGGCGATTGGGTGGAGAATCAGGTGACGGGCCTACAGTATGACATTTCTGTGGATGCCCTTGTGGTGGATTCCGACAGCGGTGCAAGTGTACTGAATGATGCCCTGAATAAGGTGGGTGATGCCGAAAGTGTTGCATTTGAAATTGCCCCGGCAAGTGGCGACAAACAGCGCACGAAAGGCAGCACCATTTGTAGCGGTACGGCTCTCGTGACCTCACTCCAGATCACGGCACCAAACCGTCAGAACTCAACGTATAACATGCAGTTGACCGGCAAAGGTGAACTGGTAGTTCCTGCGTAACTCTCTCGTTTGGCTTCAACTTTAGCCATAGATATAATGAATAATTAATGAAGTTGCGCCCAGCCTCGCCCTCATCGGCTGGCTGGGCGTTTTAAATCCCAGAAGAAAATGAAGACAAAAGAAATCACCATCGGAGGCAAGACTTATCCAGTCGCCTTCTCGATGAAGACCATGCTCAATTATGAGGAAATCAGCGGCAAGTCGTTCTTTGGAGAAGACTTCGCCCACCTGAAAGAACGCATCGCACTGATTATGTCAGCGGCCCTGACCGCAGACGAGAACACCACACTGACCGTCGAGGAACTGATGAACGGCGACGATTGGGAGAAGGTGAAGGACATAATCGCAGCCTATAACACCGTGATGGAACTGTGCGGTGAGTTCATGAAGATTCCCGCTGTCGAGCCACAACCTGAAAAGCCGTCTGAAGACGAAGAGGAAAAGGCAAAAAACTGAAAACCGCTCACGAACTATTCCAGCTGTTCGTGGGCGAGATAGGTTTCAGTTACGACCGATTCCTGTACGGTCTGATGTGGTGGGAGGTGCGTTCGATTATCCGAGGCTATCACAACCGCCATCATCCGGGATGGGAACAAGCGCGACTCGTGGCATATAACGCCCATTATTGCATGGGCTCGAAAGATCCAGTGCCGACGGTCACGGAATGGATCAAGTTTCCTTGGGAGAAAAAAGACTTTGCACCAATCAGCGACGAAGAGCGCGACGAATTACAGGCAGAGATGGATGCCATCAACGCACAGCTCGCAGCACAAAATAAAGAATAGATTCTTTTCATTGTTTTTTAGTTTTTTGAGCGTTTGATGAAGGGGTGGCCACCGCCACCCCGCTTTTGTTACTTTAAACAAGAAAATCAACCTCACGGCTGTTATGTCACCACGTCACGGCATCATCCTCAATCCATTCATCATCGCTGGTGATGGTTAGGCTGCGTCCCGTGGTCAGGATGCCACCGCTGTATGACGTGATATGGTTTCTTTGAATCGGCACGTCGGAAATCGTCACACTCCCCAGCGTCGAATTGTCTGATGCCTTAAGCGTTGCAGTTACGTCGGTGTTCCACGTCGTCTGGCCGCTGATGGTGAAGACATTCACCACCAAGTTTGTAGTGCCGATATAAGAATTGGGGATATTGACGCTTATAGGTGTGTTCTGAATGCTAACCGCCTCGCCTGTATCATACCGCAAGCCATAGTACCAAGTCGCTGGTGTCACCACAAAACTTGCAGCCCCGTCCGGCACAACATCTGTGACGCTGATTCTGAGTCTTCCGACCACACGATTAAGACTCACCGACTGAGTTCCACCAGTCGATGGTGCGACAGTCATTTGAAGTGTGGCCCAGAACGTGTCTCTGACCGCCTGCCAGGTGATGGTCTTTGTGTCCGTGCTCACCGTTGGATTTGCGCCACGGGAGGCAACAAAGTACAGCGTGTGCGTGCCGTATTCCATCGACAGCGACGGACTTTCGAAATCATCATCCGTACTCAACTGGTGACAATCTGTAACCAGTTGACCATCCATGTAATCAAATACCCACAAGTCTGTTAGATTCAGTTCTGCCATCGTTGCCCTGGTCATTGGATGCATAGACATAGCATCACCGAACGTGAAGGTGATCACCTTCTTCTGCATCGCCTCCGGCTTCGACATGATGACCGTCACCGTCGGCTCTTCCTTTCCACATCCTGTCAGCACGATTACAATCAAACACACGGCGATAATAGCCACCAACACTCTCACGACCACTTTGTCGGCTGTGGTCAAAGCCATCATAATCTTTTTCATAGTTGAATGTTTTTATAGTGTTATTTTAAGGGGAGGGGACAGTTTGTCACCCTCCTTTGACCTTTCTTCGCTTTGGTTTCGTTGGGGCCATTGATGCCGCAACCTTTTCAAAGTCATCATACACCGCTTGCGCCTGTACCTTGGCGTATCTTTGCGTCTGGGTAATATTCGTGTGGCCTAACATCTTTGATACGTTTTCGATGGATGCACCATTCCTGAGCATCCACGTCGCAAAGGTATGCCGTGCGAGATGGGAATGTAGCCGAGTCTTAATCCCAGCCATCGTCTGCAAGGCTTTAAGGTGGTGGTTGTAATCGGCATTATTCATCTTTGGTATTTCCCAGTGATATTTCTCCAGCACCATGACCGCAGGCGGCAAAAGCTGAGAGACATACGCCACACCCGTCTTGATACGCTCACCGACGTTTCGCCAGGCATGTCCGTCCCATTTATAGTCACTTGCGTCGAATGCTTGCATATCCGTGTAACTGAGTCCCGTGTACATTTGAAAGATAAAGAGGTCATGCGCGACATCGAGTTCCGATCCCGTCGGCAGGATCATCGTCTCGAATTTGCGCATCTCTTCGTCTGTGAGGTATTCCACATTCTCCCTGTCGCCACGCTTGAACTTCCCTTTGAGTTTGTCGTATGGATTGCTGTCAATCTTGTCGAACGACAGCGCCCGATTCAGCAGGGCCTTCAAACACTTGTGGTAGTTATAAATGCCGCTATCGCTCAATTTCTCAGGCCTTGCACCAGCCTTGCGCCTTGCATCGCTCATCGGCTTCGTCAGCGTGTGCAGCCAGGCATCGAAGTTAGACACATTTTCTACTGTCACATCCTGCCACCGTGTCATTTGTCCCCACTCCGTCAGCCGTGTAACCAACGGCTCATAGTGCTTCGTCGTACCATCCGACACACCCAGCAGCGGGATTTGTTGCTCTATCCAGTTGATGAATGTCGGTTCATCAGATTGCGACTCCACCAACTGCCATACCTTCTTTCTGATTTCCTCAGTATTGATTTCCTTTCCTTCTTCTACGCACGCATTCACGCATGCGAGTACCTTTTTATAAATTATACCAAGCCTTTCGTTCAATTCCTTTGCACCGTGACAGTTGACTATCTGCCCAGCCAGGAACTCAGACTTATGCACACGAATTCCAGTACCAAAGTGGTGATGCTTCCGATTGATTGTAATTCGTATCTCCAGTTGACCAAGACCACCTTTCGGCACCCTGCCCCTGTGATCCCATACTATTGCACTTGTTATTTTCATATATTGTCGTTAAACTATTATTAAATCCTTTATTTATGCGTGTTTTGCTCTTTTTGTTTCCCCACCATTTTGGCCTTGGGGAAACATTGGGTAAACAAACCGCCTTTTAATGTATCATTTTGTCTTGTTTTGTATTTCTTCATAATTCACGATTTACTGTCAACTTCCCCGTATTTACGGCGGATGCGACCATTTTGCCGCATAACCGCCGAAAATCAGGAGTGATCCGTTTGGGGTTATGCGGAAATGATGCGAAATGCCGATATATAAATAGGTTAACCTGTGTTTCATGGTATAGCCGTGGGGAAACATTGGCAAACGTCCCCACTGAAAACAGGTTAATATTATATATAGTATATTCGTCATACGCAACACACGCAATCAGTTACTTTTTATTCTTTGGACGTTTGAAGGCTTCGAGAGCCTGCCGGAGCATTTCGTCTGTGACTCCGGGATGACCACCACGAATCAAACCTTGCGGCACCAATGCGTAAAGCTGATCCACCGATTTCTTTTTGCTCTTCCCGTCGTGGCCGAGAACGTCATGGATAACGAACTTGATGGAGCCATCGTCTTCGTTGACTGTCATCGGGAAGTCTGACGGCTGCGGCGAGGTGTACTGGCCCATCATCATTGCGAGCTGGTTCTTCATTTCCTCAATGCCGTCGAGGGCTGTTTCGAGTTTAGAGGTGAGAGAGGAGTTTTCCTTTCGCGTCTCGCGGAGTTCGGTAATCAGGTTTTCATTCTGAGTGCGCGAGATTTTGAGTTCAGCCGCCAGGGTATCATTAAATTCTTTCGACTTTCGGAGTTCTTCGATGAAGGTGTCATTGTCGGATTTAGCCTCCCGCAGTTCAGCGATAAGGTTTTCACACTGACGCTCCAGCAGTTCATTGCGTGTCTGCATCCGAACGGCTTTATCGAATAGTCTTTGAATGAAGTCGGGGATCTCCGGCTGTGGCTTCGGCGGTGTCCGTAATCCTCTATTAATATCTTGATCAGCGATTGAAGCAGTCATGTCATATCTTGTGATATACTCGCTTTTGCCTCTGAAAAAATCCATATTGAGATTAAATTTGGAGGCAAGGGCACGGATAGAGTCATCGCTGACGGACTTCACGCGACCGTTCCTTACTCTTGATATAAGGTTAGGGCCGAGTCCGGCTTTCTGAGCCAAGTCGCCCTGGTCAGTTGCAAGTCCTTCATCTATCAGATAATCGACTGCCTCTAAGAAAAGTTCATTTTTGGTCTTCATTTAGCACAAATAACCGTCTTTAATCTTAAATAACCTTAAATATAACCACAAATCACCATAAATAATCACGGCGTTCGGGAAAAGTTTGTATATTTGCACTCGAAAGTAAGTAAGTAAACTAACAACGAGGCAAGAAAATAGCCGTCAGACGGGAGGCCGTCTTTTCGAAGCGGATAACCGCCATTGCAACACACTTTTGGCGAGGTGTTAGGATTGCAAAGATACGGCTTTTTCTGCCAAGTTGTAACAAAGTAAGTAAACATTTAAGTAAAATTAAAAGTTCTATGATTAAGGAAAAGGTAGGAAGAGACGACTGGAAGCAGCTGAAAGTTGGCGAGACTGGCGTGTTCACATTGCCAGACGAGCGGGCGATTGAGTGTGCCCGTGTGGCAGCTCAGGACGTGAAGAAGTACGACCATTATGAGTTTGAGCGTATCAAGGTGGCAGAGCCGCTGACGATTGCTTTTAAGCGTGTAAAATAATGAACTGGTCGGCGTTAGAGGCGAAGATATTGGCCGTGATCATGAAGGCGATGAAGAGCCTGAATGAGCGGTGGGTGACGGCTGAGGTGCTGTGTGAGCATGTCGGCACGCTGACACCGCGATTTCTTAAAGAGCATGGCCAGATGTTCAACAGAACGCGAGTGGAGTGGACTGACAAGGACGGCGTGGAGCACGCACAGGCTTGGCTCTATCCGCTGTATGAAATCAAAGAGATGATCATGAGCGGGAAGATCAAAGAGTTAAAAGAAAACACATAAATCCGATATATAGATAGGTTATACTCAGAGGAATTGACTTTTACAAACCTTTGCCGCAGAAGCGTCTGCGAAATGTTAAACAACAGTTTTTAGTTATTCATAAATAGTTAGAAAGGATCGCCTGCCATCCGTGAGGCTCGCAGGTTTTATCAAAAC